ACTTTAAATTATCACATCCTAATAGAATATTTAAACTTTCCATAACTTTCTAACAACCACTTCAAAATTTTTATTAAAATTATGTTCCACATCATGTCCCAATAATTGGTGTAATTTAGTAGAATCTCCTCTTAAATATAAAACATCTCCTTTCCTTCCTTCTTTTAAAAAATTCTTTTTAACTTCCAATTCAAATATTTTTTCTATTTTTTGAACAATTTCTATCATACTAACAGTTTGACCAGTTGCTAAATTAAATTCATCACTAACAAATAAATCTCTATCAATAATTTCTTTCACTATTGAAGATGTAGTTTCAACATAAACAAAATCTCTTTTAGTTTTACCTTCATAAAATAAATTTATTGGATTACCAGTTTTTATACTATTAAATGTTTGTTGAATTATTCCTGCATTTTTTAATGTCCGTTTCCCTACACCATATTGATTAAATGGTCTTAGTGTAAGATAATCAAGATTGTAACAATTAGAAAAAGACTTAATTAAGTAATCACAAGATAACTTTGCTGATGCATAAGTAGTCATTGGATTTTTAGGACTTCTCTCATTCAAATAATCATTTTCTGTAGAATTTCCATATACCTCTGATGTTGAAAAGTTCAATAATTTATCAAAATATCCTAATCTTTGAATCTCAACTAAATTTGAAGCCATTTTAACAATACTTAAATAAGATTTTTGCGGTGCAACTATAGACTGAACCAACGGAACGGTTGCACAATGTATTACAATATCAAAATTATTTTCTTCAAATAATTTTAAAGTCTTATCAAAATCACTCAAATCACAAATAAAATTAGTTAATGGATTTCCATAAATAGAATTCAACCTATCAACGGTACAAACATCATAACTATTTTTCAATTTTTTTAATATGTGTGATGCTATAAAACCACTTCCACCTGTCAATAAAATTTTCAAACTAAGTTTCCTTTACTATTATAATATATATATTCACCGTGTTTTTCTTTAGAATTTGTCATTATACTCTTTCCATATTGGATAAAATCTTAAATTGTTCTTGTCCCATTGTGATGAATATCTACCAAAATGAACACTAATAATTCCTTCTTCAAAATAATCTCTGTCATCTTGAAAATCGTCTTTCAATAATTCTGCATCCCAATTTAAATCTTTATGCCTTTGATAAACATTTATAAATTCATCTCCCAAATCAGAGTAATCAATAGGTATATTCAAAACACTTTGTGCGAATGTCACGTTATTTGTAATATCATGAAACACATGGTATTCATAGTATGCCTTCATTAATTTTTGAAAAGTATTATTCTCAACCATCACTTTAGGATTTAATAACATATAACACGCTTGAAATGATTTTTTCTTATTGAACTTAAAAATGTCATCATTCTCAGTTGGTTCTGACCATTTAAAAACTTTATCACCAGTTTCCTTACTTATACCACTAAATTGTTGGTCAAATGGTAAACCATCTTCTTTGGCATAAAAAGGTTTTTCTCTTTCTTCTAACTTTAAATCTATTTTGTTAAAAAACATCACATCTAAGTCTGTGTAAAAAACCCAATCCCATTTGGTAAAATACTCCGTAAATAAATGAAACTTATAAAAATCTGGGTGTTCACACCGAATTGTTGAGGCAAAAAATACACCAATTCCTTTATTAGTAAATTCTGTAAAATCATATGAATCTTTATCTTCCTCTGGAACCATTAAAAGAAAATCTCCATCCCATTTATCTTTTACATTATAAAACAAACTTTTTGAATAAGAAATATACTCTTTATTTGCTAATGCTACAAAAACCTTTTTCATACTAACTCTAAATATTTATCAATTGAATCAATCACATTAAAATTTGTTTTAACATGATTTCTAAAAAAATTACTATATGTTGAATCATATTTTTTTAATTCTTCTACTAAATCTTCAAGGGAAAAAGATTTATTATTATACCTACCACTAAAATTATCCATAATAAAATTATCTATATTATCAGGAGTAACCATGCCATCTCCAAGATTTCCCTGATATTCTCTATCATCAAAAACTAAAGCATTTCGTCCACAAGATAAAGATTCATAAATAATTCTCCCTATGCCAACTACTATATCTGCTTCATTTATTCTATCTTCCACATTAAAAATAACATCATCTTCATCATTTAAATGAAAATAATAGTCAACTGGTTTTTGCCAACCAATATACTCATAATCTAATATTTCACATGCACATCTAATTAAATTATTTGATTTAGAACCTCTAACCATCGAAAGAACTTTTATATTTTTTTCCCTTAACATATTTTTTGGTGAAAATCTTTCACAATCTACAGGTTGATAGATAAGTAATGAATCAATATTTTTTTCACTCAAAAGTTTTTGTATAGCCTGTGAAACACAAACGACCTTATCAATATAATATAAAATTTCCTTCTTTGGAACATCATTAAAATCAAATATCAAGCCAACAACTGTAAATATAACATAACCAGACACATTTCTATTTATTAACTCAAATGTTATATCATTTTGGTGAGTTAAAATTAAATCATATGATTTTTTTACATTATCTAACTCTATAACATGAGATGACAACTTTTCTCCCACCTTTCCATCATATAATGTTACAACATCCACATTATGTCCACGACTAATCAATTCACTTGCCTGAGTATAAATAAATGTTCCAAGTCCAGTTGTTTTTAAATTCTGTGATGCAACTAAAATATTCATATTTTGTCTTTACTATTATAATATAACTCAACTAAAAATTTCATTTGATTATTCTGTTTATAAATATCATTTTCCCAATCACTCCTATCATAAACATATCTATTAGTTATTTTACCTATAGATTCTGAATAAAAATCTTCCCAATAATCCATATTAAATGGTGTTACATCTTTTCCAAAATCTACAAATTTATTTAAAAATCTTTTACCATAATCGTGTGGTTCATATTTAAATGTTTCTCTGACTACAGGATCCAATAATGGATTAAAAACTAATGAATTAGAATTTTTAAGTGCCCAAGATATAGTACTTTCAGAACAATCTATACCACATTTTTCTCTTGCATCATATAACGATTTACAACCATCTACAAAATTTTTCAATACTTCTAAATCATTCTTGTCACAATCTTCCCTATTCACTCCCGAACCATTTACTATTTCATCAATTGTATAATCACCATAATTTTTTATAGCAAAAGTTCCATCTCCACCAAATCCACTAACAATTTTTTCATCTATAGAATTCCACGCATAATACTCATTTGGAAAATTTAAACTATGAATATCTATACCATTTAAGGTTTTAAATAACTCATAATAATTTTTACTTTTGTGATTATATTCAAATGTATATAATTTGGCTTCAGGATTAACAAACTTTAAAAAATTAGAATCTGTTCCGTTTAGACTATAAAATAAAGTATAATCTTCTATCGTTTTTAATTTTTGTTTATAATATTCACAAAAATAATCCTCGTCCCATAAATCAAAATTTGGTTTAACTGTTTTTTTCTTAAATTCATAGATGTTATTATTTACATCAATTTCGAAATAAATATTTCCCTTAAATGATTTTATATTCCTAAACATTGTTCTACCTAATGGAACTTGTCCAAATGTCATTATTATAGAAACACTTAAGCAATCAACTTCAAAACTTTTAATTTCTTCTAATATAGAATTAATATTATCTGATATCAAAATGATATCATCATCTTCATATTTAAAAAAATCATAAAATGGTGAACTATCAAAAATAATCGTATCACCGTATTCTACCACATTATATTCTATATTTAAATCAGATAAAATATTCCTATCTCTATATTCTTTTGGTAATTTAAATGATGAATAAAAATCTCCATATTCATAACCACCCTCTATATCAAATTCTTTACTTTTTTTATAATATTTAACTAGCATTTAATATATTTCTACAAGATTTATATATACTCTTACCACAATTAATTCTATCATCAAGTTCCTCAAGACGATTAATATTAACTATCGATATTACTCCAGTATTAGCCTCACATAAAAACACATCATCTTTATCATCCACAATAAAATCACACCCTACCATACCACTTCCAAAGTACTCACTCATTAAAACAGACACCTTTTTTGCCATATTCATGGTATTTTTATTATTCAATTTTTTAAATATTGCACCTTTTATATTTCCATCAATCACTCCACTATTACAATCATTAAACCAACTATGTTTATCATTATGATGTGCCTCATAATAAAATATAGATTCTCCGAATAAGCAAGTAACTCTCCTAAAAACTCTTGGAAAATCAGATTTACCAATAAACTTCGTAAATAACCATCTATCTAAATTTTCAGGACAATTATCATAAGATATTTCTTTAATTAAATGTCCTCTATGAGAAGTATATTCATTTGGTTTTATAACAACTCGTTCTCCAAGTTTTTTAAAAATTTCATCCTTATTTTTAGGTTGATAAACATAAGGTGTTATAGGTATACCATTAGATTCTAAAAAATCTAACATTACATTTTTATTTAATGTCATAGCACTATAAAAATAAACATTATCTCCAAATTTCTCTACTTCATCACAATTAAAAGATATATGTGATATTAATAAAACTTTATCAAAATTATAAAAATCATTATTAATTTTATCATTCAAATCTTCCATCTTAACTATGACTTCACAAATTGTATCCTTATCTTGATTCAACCTTAAACAGGCATTATTATATGTACCATCATTTATCAAATCAGGATATGGACTATAAAAAAATATACCATTCTTCATATTACAACTTATCTCTGATAATTAAATCTTGAGCTCTTTTTTTCATTCTCATCATCATCCCAAACTTTGCCATCAATAAGTTCTCCATTTTTACAAATAACTTCACATTCTTTTTGTCCATTGTGATACCAAAATATCCATTTACCTTGCATCTTATCATTTTTCATTATTCCATGACTAAATTTTTTACCACTATGATGATACTCTGTATAATTTCCATCTAACTTACCATTATTATACACCAAATCTAACTTTATATTACCGTTTTTATACCAACTTATCCATTCCCCATTCATATTGCCATTTATATAATATCCCGAATTTTTCTTTATATCATTATTATGCCATACTATCCATTTTCCTTCCCTCATTCCATTTTCATAAACTCCTTCCTCTGATATTTTTCCATTAGCATGGTAGTCTATTTGTTTTTTATCTTTAATTCCTCTCTTATAAAAATAAGATTTCCATTTCTCCCCATCTGGATGCCAATATATAAGTAATCCATCAAGTTTTCCATTTTTATAGTTTTCTTCCCTTTCTATTTTTCTATTTTCATTCGTATAAATCCACTTACCTACTTTTTTATCATTTTTATATTGACCTTCAAGTTGAATCAACTCAACTTTCTTTCTATTTAACCTAATATATTTTCCATTTCTCTTATTATTTACATAAATTTGTTCGTCCCATTGACTACCATCATCATGCCAAGACTTCCAAGTTCCTTCTTTTGAACCATTTTCATATTTCCTATAAATACTCATCTGTCCATTAGAATGATATAAATTCCATTCACCATCTGGTTTACCATCTTTCAAAGTATATTTCTGCCAAAGTTCACCATCACCATGATTATAAGAATGTTCTCCATCTGTTACATCCAAACTACAATCATGATTTCCATCTGTATACCAGTCGATAGATTTTATTTTTAAGTCATCAAGAACTAAATATTCGCCATTTTTTTCCATATCCAAATAGATTCTCTACTTTTTTTCCCATATCCAAACAGGTTCACAAAATTTACCATCGAACCTTTTTATCATTTCAGGCTCTCTATTACTCTCACCTGACTCGACACCTGTGCCGGCACCTAATGAGTTAGGTCTAGCTGCCATCTCCATACCTATACACCCAAGATAATCAGAATCTTTAAATGTATCTATAAACTCATTCATTGGATCACATATCTCCAACCACCCTTTCTTCTTCTTACCTTGACTACTGGCATTCACATCAGAAATATTCACACATAACTTTCCACCACTACGTAAAGATATCCACATATTTTCTATTGAACTCTGTAGGAAGTTCACGTTCCACTGATCTATGTCTTTATACCTTACCCAACTTTGTGTATCATCGTAACTATATCTCTCTACATTGAAATATGGTGGTGATGTAAAGATAATATCAAACGTATCTTCATATTGGTCAAAATCAAAGTCCTCGGCGGCATCACAATGAAATACAGTTTTCTTTGGTGTTTCAAAGAAAGTTAAATGTTTATCATAATATCGGGCTTGTTCTTCATAGATGGGATGATTCTCCTTACGAGGATCAATACCAACATATAGTTCGGTATTCATACTGGCATAAAACCCAGCCAACCTATCACCCCAACCTGCAGAGAAATCCAATACATTCTTTACATCGAAATAATCATACAGAGCCTTAGCCGCGTTTGGTTTGAACTGACTACAAATGTATTTTCTCAACCCTAACATAGTTCTCAATACCGACTTATCAATCTTCTCCATCTTCAATGTATAGGCTGCACCCATCAATGAAGTCATAAACTTCAACTCACTCCAAGTCCGTAAAGGACCTGGTGAAATCGTTCCATCTACTGACCATCTGTTTTCTTGTTGAAAGAAATTAGATGATTTATTACCTGTATTGTTTCTCTTGATATATCGTTGTGCACCTTTGTAAGTTAAAGGCCACTCATATCCGTTCTCAGCTCTAGCAAACCATTCACCTTCTTGTAGTAAATCATGAACCCAAGTGCCCTTCAGCTTACCAAAGTCCTTTCTGCATTCATTTTGACTTATCTCTTGATATGGTGGTGGATAAGTCATGGCAACTTTTGCCAGACTTTCCTTTACATCATCTTTTTCGAATGTATCTTTAATGAAAGTCCATTCTTTCTCGTCAATATAAAGATAAGGAACCTGATAAAGGAACTTATTAAAGTAAGGTAAGTACACTGCTCTGATTTAGTCTACATCTTGAACGGCCACAAGAAAGTAAGTGGCGTCATAATCATCAACCTTAAAATTGATTTTTGACAATCCTTGCTCACTAACATATAGTGTTGCACTTTCACATTCCTTATTTGCCACTAATACATCTTTGAATAGATTTGCATTAAATGACACATTTTCTATATTTGAGGATGCTGTAGTTTCAACGGGAATTGTAACTCTGTTTGTATTGATTGCAGAATAACCTATTACAAGTTTTACTCCATCATCACTTGTAATTACCGTAAAAGTATCTGTATCTGGTAATGCAGATTTACCACTAATGAACCTCTGAATGAAATTGGAATCCACCTTGATCTCTACCTGGAATTCAGGAAGCTTTTTTAGTGGTGGTGGTTGATTGATAACTGATTTATCCGACAACATAAAGTTGACTTTGGATAGTGCATCAGAAATCTCAACTGCGATTGCTTTATCACCTGCCTGTGTTAAATTAAGAGTTACATCATCATCCAAAACACCTAATAACCTACTAAGTTGTTCTGTATCATAAACTCCTAATTCAGCATCTTGGAATGTCCAATTCTTCATTTTTAATTCACCGAGTAGTGCTTTATCTCCAGTCATGAAACGAGTCGAAAGACTGTCTTTTTTACTATTGATAACTACAGCATTAACATTACCACCTAAATGGTACTTATCAATAAATCTAGTTAATTTGTATTTGTTCACTTATTATTTCTCCTTATTGTTAATATGATATATACATATATATCAATGATATTTCTCAAAATTAAAAAAATCTTTCCATACTTTGTTCTTCATCTACTGGCTTTCCCCAATCCAAACAATCATAGAACATTTGTATTTTTTTTGTTAAAGATTGACGATATATTTTATCGTGGTCAATATGTTGAGTTATAAAATTCATAATTTCGGGTGGATCTTCATGTCCTTTGTAAGCAACTGCATTTAATCCTAATGGATTCGTTTTTAAATATACCCATCGGATTTTATCTCCATTATTGATGAACTGGTATTTATTATCTTGTTTATAATATTTTACCAAATCATTATATGCTATTGCCGCTTTTACATGAACAGGAGTTCCCTTTTTAAAAGTTGAAAACACGGAACTATTTTCTTTATCTTTCTTTTCCATATACTTCCATATTCCCTTTACTCCAGTTGGTGATGAAATTTCATCCAACTGATTGAGTTTCATATTCTTTCTAAATCTTGTTATTCTATGGTCTACCTTATCCTTTGGAACACTTCCCAAAATATCATCTAATACGTCAGATAATAGTTTTCTAAATAATGGTGCGAAATTACTACGAACTGTATCTAATCCCTTTACAAGAGTTGTATTTACCTGGCGACCATTATCCGAAATAACTTTCATACCATATCGTTTCTTTACTATAAATAAAGCACTCTTTGCAATAATCTCTTGTTTAATCTCAAATCTATGAATGCCGAGATTACAAAATTTCTTGGCAAAATAATTATAACTTTCATTTAGATATTTCTGTACTTCTGTCGCTATCTCATTAATTCGTTGAGTTTTCATAACATCACTAAGATTTTGATTTGGGAATCTATGTTCTATTAACGGTACTGCTGAATAAAAAACTGAATCGGTATCAATATAAATACAATAATCTTTATCCGTTTCTAATTCCTTATTATAGAAATGATTGACAATCTTCTTTGTAAACTTAATCAGTTCTTGACCAGTTTTTGTTGTGGCCTCTGCATTTTCTAAATCATAAAACCTAAATACAGGCAAACCCAATACACCATACATAGAATTCAACACAATCTTCTGAATATGCTGTCGTCTATTAAAATAACCAGATTTTTCTTCATTACCACCGTCACCAAATTTTTTGGCTAACTTTCGATATTCTGTTCGTTTATCAAACCAACTTGACAACAATGTTGGAATCAATCCTTGTTTATCCGTTCTATACAAAATACCATTATTGGATATTGATACTTGATTATTATCAAAGAAATCTTTTAATTCAATTTCCGTTAATTGTCCTCGTTTCTTACCATTCATATGAACAGAATAGGTTTTATTTTTACCACTAATATAGTCTTTTGGATTCCAACCAATAATCTTACCGATTTTTGTTTCGGGTGATATATTCAATGACATAATAATTGATGGATACATTGAAGTAATGTCCAAATCATAAACCCAATCATGTCTACCTTTTTGTGGATCCTGAACGTATGCTCCTGTAAACTTTCCATCTTTCTTCACATCTTCTCGTGGTGGTTTGTTTGGTGCTACAATTCCAAGTTTTTTCAAATACACTAAAATCGCCCCTTCCAAAAATCTACTGTCGTAAACAATATCCTCATATGGTACATGACCAATATGAGATATGGCTCTTGCAATTTCTATAAAGTCTAATTTATCATCTAACTTCTTTACAATTCTAACATCATGAATGTTATATTCAACGAACTTATTCAAATCATTTTCATATAAATCATTAAGTGTTCCATCATAAGATATTTTTGAAGTTCCAACTTCTGATTGACCAATATCATCTAATCTGTAAGATGGTTTGGAACTAAATGTGAAGTTTTTATATAACATCAGATAATCTAAACAACTCACACCGGCTATCATATATCTTTCTCTATATTTATTATAATAAATTTTAGAAATTGGTGAAAGACAATCGGCAATGTTCTTACCAACTATTTGTTGTGCTCGATTGTAAAGATATGGAATATCAAAACCATCTACATTCCAACCCGTTATAATGGTTGGTCGCATTTCTAAATACTTTGCGTAAAACCTCTGTAATAACCCGTACTCTTTGTCAAAGGTTTCTACTGTTACATTTTTACCCCAATCATTTGGTTTAAGTTTATTTTCTTCATCAAGAACAAAACAAAAATATTGGTCGGTTACACTATCGTGAATTGCAATAGAAGTAATCTTATTCTGTGCTTTTAGTGGATTTGGGAAGCCCTCTGTAACTTCAACCTCGATATCAATAATCATAATTCTATGACCAGTTGACGGTTTTTCACTATTAGTGTACATATCAATTAGAGTTCGTGTTTCAGGATTAATATCACTTTCGTGTAATCCCTCCACGGTTTTATCCCATTTATATGTCTTTTTTAATCTATCACCATACAAAGAAACATGAGTTCCATAATTGTCTTTCACATAAGCATACCTTTTATAAGGCACAACTACATGACCACTTTTATCATCCCATATATGTACTTTGTTTTTACGGCTCTCGTAGTATATATTTTGGTAAATTTTATAACCTCTTTACTATAACTATCTAATTACAAATCGTTTCTATCATTTTTTTGCTGACTTTCCACAAATATTCTAACTTATGACTCATAAATTATTTCTCCTGGAATCTCACAAACATCATTGTTACAAAATTTATCTATTTCGGCTTCTTCACCCTCAACACCTACAAAACTCAAATATTTAAGCTTTTTAACTTGTTTTTCATAATCTTCTTCTGTAATTGCTTCATAAGGCATTTGTTTGTATGCTCCTAATGGATGTCTTGGTAATAATGATATACCTTTTAATCTATATTGAAAATAATTTAATACATGGGGTAATTCATTTGCTTCAGTTTCTGGGTTAAATGTTGCTGTACAACTAACTTGATTATCTGCCCAATGTCGTTGTAAGAACGCGGCTAAACTGAATTGTTCCCAAATCGAAAGTTCACTTGCTGTTCTAATACCCTCACCAACATCTACTGGCACTTCTACCACCATTGTTGTATCTTCGGAACCAAAAGCTGGTTCTAATTTGTAACCTGCTTTCTTTAGTGGTTCTATTAACTCTGAATGTTTTGATAACCTCATTCTTCTTATATAAAATCTTGACTCTGGATAGTGCATTCCAGGAGTTGCTCCTACTAAAAGTGAAACCGTACCACTTGGTTTAACACTTGTGGTCTTAATTGATTTTGGAACTGCAAACCAATCACTATATTGTTTATCCCAATCTTGAATCGTCTTGTATCCCTTTTCTAACCATTTTCTTAAATCTTCCATTCCGTGTTTCGTAATAAACTGAGCAACACCACTTACACTACATCCAATCCGTCTATTTCTTAACATAACTCTATTAGTATCTGGCCAATGAGTTTTTCCAAGTGTTACAGTTTTGGCATATAGATAAGCATATTTAAGTGTTCTTTTATAGTCATCTAAATCTTCATGATTGTTTGGAAATGTTTCAACAAGACAACATAACTCATAACTTTCTAATGATTGTTCTAAACAAGGATTACCACCCGCTACTCTATGGTCTTTATTATCTCCACCATTTTGCATACGAGAAAATTTCCTCATATTTTCTAACCATGCGAATCCAGGTTCTCCATTATCATTGATTCTCTTACATACATCTGTATAATCCATACCGAGTTTAGCAAAGATACTATTATTACTTGTCCATCCATATCGTTCCCTGTGTGGGTTAACTTCGTAGTTTTTTAAATCCAAATACTCGTCATCATAGGGATCACCGAACACAATCTCCGCTGTTCGTCTTACGTTCCCTGCTACGACACATTTACCAATAAGGTTCATTATATCCACAATTGTAGTTATGGTAATTGGTTCTTTACTATTTTGTTCTAATACTTTTCTAATTTCTTCATGAATTTCTTCTAATGGTTCATGACCACTTGATACACCACCAAAACCTTTTATTGGTGCACCCGCAGGTCTAACTTTTGAGTAATCAAAATATACTGGTGCAGTTCCATGAAAATAACTCTCTAACAATACCTTTAATGATTCTACCCAACCTTCTCGTGTATCTGGAATTACATATGTTTCTTCTCCTCTATCAACATTAACTCCCTTTACAACAATTTCCCCGGCACCCTTTACATCAAAACCAACTCCTACTCCCAACATTGATGCGTCCATTAAGAAACAAAATGGTTTTGAGTAATCATCCTTAATAGTTGAAGTTGATACGAATGCACAGTTATTAAGGGCAGCATATAACTTCTTTTCTTCGGTAATAGCAGTTCCCATTGCCCAAAGACCACGACCTGGAGGTAAAAACTTCATATTGAACATTCGGTCATACATTTCTTGAGCTGATGCTTGGGCTTGCCAAGGATTCCAACCAAGTTGATGTTGGTCAATCCAATTCTTTTGCATCGAATAAGTTCCCTCTACAACCCGTTGAATGGTTTCCCACCATCTTTCGTTTTTTCCATTTTCTTTAATTCGAGAATATGTTCTCATATAGACCAATTCACCTAATCCATTAAAACCGAATGGTGGTTTTTTTCTTTTATACTTATTGATAAAATTTTCCGATAACTTAAACCTATCCATAACTTTTTCTCCAATTTTTCTGTTCATTCTGTTTACGGATATAAATATAAATCTTATTCAAATCCATCACCATCTTTTTCAAATTGTTTATGTTTATTTGCCAATTGCTTTCGTAAATACTCTTGACTATTATCCATCTTCCCTTGAACCTCTTTACCACTCTGAGTTGATGATTCGTAAATAAGAATTTTACCAATGTTCGTGTTCATACTTGATGGAAAAGTTATACCATCAATCCCAAATCTATTCTTGATAACGTGAAACCTGCTTGTATTTGCAATCTTATCTTCAACCTTTCTACTAACTGATATCACGAAATCAGCTATCATAACTTTACTATATGCTTCTGCTACCTTTGATGCATCAATTATTTCTTCTTCTAATGAACTTCTGTTTGCCTGTGAGGCTGTCCATATCGGACATTCAATTTCACCAGCTAATCCTCTTAAATCTTCATAAATATTTTCTAAAACGTGTCTTTTTTCTGAACCAACACCTTTTAAAATATCGGCGTAATCCACTATTACCAAATCAGGTTTAACTCCTTGTATTTCAATTTGACTTAGATGAGAAGTTAAAGTTTGAACTGAAGCACTTTTGGTAGGAAAATATTTTATCAATAATGTTCCTTTAAGTGCATCTATTTTCTTCTTAACATCATCTTGATAGAATTTTATATCTGATGTTGTAATTCCACTAAAAACAGTATCATAACGAAGTCCAACATAATTCTGATTTAACTCTAATGTATAGTGAACTACATTCAATCCCTGTTTTACAGAATATGCCCCTATGTTCTGTAAACACCAAGTTTTACCAATACCCGCGGGTGCTACTACAACACCCAATTCACCTGCTCCTAATCCACCATCCATAACCTCATCTATTGGGTCCCAACCTGTTTTTACGGTATCCCGTGTGGATTTTGTAAGTCGTTCTTCTATACCCTCAATGTAATCATGACCTAAATCTCTATCTGAACCAGCTTTCATTGCCTCATCCACGATTTTTTTGATTTGGTCATATTGACCTACTTCAATCAAATCAACACTATCCATAATGGCCTGTTTCATAACTTGATTTCTACAAAACTCTAATGTCTGTTCTTGGACAAACTGTAAGTCTGTTGATTCTATATTTCTCCAACTCTCTTTTAAGTTACCTACTACTGAAACCTGTAAAATCTCATTCTCCATCTCGTCTATCTTAACTTTCATCACTTCAAGAGTTGGAGTGGTTTTATACTCAAAGAAATAATCTCTTATAATTTTACATAACCACTTATTGGCATCACTATCGAAATAATCTGGTTCTAAAATATCTGATATAGTTTGTATGAATTTCTTGTCTGATAATAAAGATGATATTATCTTGGATTGGAAAGCGTGTCCAAATTGGGATAAAGTTGATCTATCACTCATTGATTAAAACCATTCATTTTCTACTAATCCTGCTGGATTTTTTGCCTTCTTTATCCGAGCCTCCATTATCTTAAAATACTCTTTTTCTCTCTCAATAAGTATGTAGTTCCTTTCTGAAAACACACAAGCAATTCCTGTTGTTCCACTTCCTGCGAATGGATCTAATATTACATCATTTTTACGACTACCAAGTACCACTAAATAACTCATCAAGTATATTGGTTTTACTGTTGGATGCATATTTTTACCTGGTTGTAATCCTTTCTCTGTAAATGAACCTTTACCAATATCAGTTCTTTCATCTTTTTGTTTAACCTCAAACTTATTCAATCCCATATTCTTTTCAGATTTACTCGCCTTGGGAACAATTAAAAATGGAAATGTCCGTTGAACTTCTACTGGTAACCTACTCATTCTAAATTCCCACCAAGCATCTAAACTATAATATCTACTGAATGAACCTTCATCTGAATATCTACTTGTAACTACACTACTTGCCTGACCAAAATGACCAGATGTTTTACCACTACCTTGTCCCACTTTACTATTTTCAGTTGCATTTCTTGTCGTTTTTCCATCATTCAATATATCATCACTTACTAATAGATTGGCGGCAAATCTACCGAGTGGTGATGCTTCTGCTGTATCATTTTCTTCACTCTTAAATCCACTCTGTTTAAATACATTATGGTCTGTACGTGGTTGTCGTTTTGTTATTTTAACTTTTTTAGTGGCTTTCTTTCCCCATAAATTTCTACCATCTTTGGTTTCTGATTGTTTTGAATCTCCAAATGCTGAAACTCGTTCATAGGTATCTTCTTCTCCCCATTTGTCCCAACCTCGTTCATCTGAATAGTTTTCTTTATTATTTTTATCACTCACATACTTTTCATAATCACTTTTAGATTTTCGTGCTGGTTTTTCCCAACCACCCTCATACATTTTACCACTATCTTTTTCGTATCTACCATCAAAATTCACCATACCAGCAACATTATCTTTATCAAATTGTTCCTCATCATTCATACCTGCAAATGGTATCCTACAATCATCTAACCAAGTTACACCTTTTCCATTATCAAGTGCTTGGTCTACATAACCCTTTTTCTTACCCAACGGTTTCATTGCCACAATTACTACTTCTACCGCTGGTTTTGGTTGGTATCCTGCGTAACTTCCATCAAGGTTTTTGGCTTCATCTGATGCTGGGCCTGTTGTGATTTCTTCTTCACCATATCCAAATATGTCTTTATTGTTTTGGTTTGCTTCTGCTCGAGTAAATGTAGTTCCCTTTTTCTTAGCTTCTTCTACATCACCTCGTTTCTTTACACCTATAACTTTTCGTTTTTTACCAAGTCGTTTATCAATTACTTTACCGACATTTAATGCCTTTGGAAAACCTGTTGCGTATGCCCAATAGATAGGTGTGAAACCAATTTCAAATCCAACTTCTTCTAACATCTGCGCCATTCTAAATTGAACATCACTTCTTGGAGCACTCATTACAAATGCAAATGAACCTGGTTTCAATACTCTCAATGACTCTTCAAATATTTCTTTAGGTGGCAACATCTTATCCCAAGACTTACCCATAAATCCGTATCCATATGGTGGATCTGTACAGAGTAAGTCTATTGAACCATCATCGAGTTTTTTCAGTTCTTCTAAACAATCCCCATTGATTAGTTTACTGTTCTCCATACATTTTTCTCCTTTTTTCCTTTCTTTGTTCTGCTATTTTTTTCAATCTATACCTTTCCTTAGCCTTCTTCAAAATTTCGGTCCTATTACGCTCGTAGTGGTCCATCTGCCACTTTCGTTGGGCTTCGAGTCTTTCTTCTTCGGTATAATATTTCTTTTTTCTACCCATTGTTTATTTTGGCAAACCTATTGAGTTGTGTCCAAGTTTGCATTATCCAACTATCTATATTTGGTAAGGCACCAAACATCCTATCTTCCATAAACATCTTTTGGAAAATTGGTTTATTTAGTTCAGGTATTTTACCATTTACTATTCTGTTAATCTTTAATTTGGCACCACCACTTATATCCACATCTGATAATTGCATCAATCTGTGATTAATATCTATAGTATCTTGATTATCAAGTATTAGATTGTAAAATCTCTCTCCTTGATGTTTATGTGCTTCTTTAATTACATCATCATATGATATAACCTTTCCCTCTGTGCCTAAATCAGGAAAGTGTTTTAGTAAGGTCTTTGCACCAATACCCTTTACTCCTTTAATATTATCGGAATTATCACCTTCAAAAACCCTACTTAATAGCAAGTTTTTAGATGTTACCTTGTATTCCTCTAATATCTTTTCAGGATTGTAAAGTTTCTTTTTGGTGGGTGACCAAACTGAAATTCTATCATTTACCAATTGTAAGAAATCTTTATCGGTACTCATGATAACAATATTGCTCTTGGGCAATATTTGTTTTGCTGTATAACCTATGGCATCATCTGCCTCTATACCATCAATGGACATTATACTCAAAGGTAATTTCTCTAAGTATTCCACACAACGAGATAATTGCATCATCATTGAGTGTCGCTCATCTTCGATATTTTCAAAATCGTTTACACGATTGAGTCGGATTTTCTTTGTTCTTCGTTTCGCTTTATATTCCGGATAAAGTTTACGGCGGCGGTTACTCCCACCGGTTCCATCAAATGTTATGATGGTTCGAGTGGGAGCTAACATTTTTACTGCGTAACCGACTGACTTTAAAAAACCAACTATTCCACCAATGTGAATTCCATCATCATTAGTAGTTGGTATAACACTAAATACTCTAATAAAAGTATTTAAGCCATCTATTATCAGTACTTTTTCATTGGGATTTGTTGTATCCGTTTTACCGCCGTGTTTCTTTATCTCATCAAGAATAGAAAGGTATCTGTCATTACCCATCACCGACCACTTCATCTGTATATACTACATCATCAATTCCTAAATCGGCTGATTGATATTTTAGTATAGATACTTCACAGATTAAATCATAAAGGTATTCTTTTAATCCATCATTTTCTTCTAATTTTTTCTCAAAATCCTTAGATTGAAATTTGATATCCTTACCTTTATATTCTAAAGTGTACCAAGCTCCAGCAATTTTCAAGAGTTTGTGTTCTTTCAGTACCGTTAGCCAACTTCCCATATCATCAATACCACTATCGAAATATAAGTTAAAGTCAGCATGACGAAGTGGAGGACCCAAACGATTTTTAATAATCTGTGCCCTACACTTCATACCTAATACATTTTTTGCTGTATCTTTGATTTGTCCCATATTCTTTAATCGAATACGAGTTGATGAGTGAAAAGGTAATGCCTTACCACCACTTGTAGTCCAAGGATCACCGAACATAACACCGAGTTTTTGTCTGAGCTGATTAGTGAATACGAGAGCTATTCGTTCTCGTCCAATCATTTGAGTAATCTTTCTCATCGCTTTTGAAACGATAATTGCCTTACTCGTTGCCCATCCATCTTTCTCGAAATCGGCTTCCATTTCTACTTTGGTAGATGCTCCTGCTAAACTATCCACAAGGATCGTAACTAACCTTTCTCTATCTGATTCTCTAATCTTGATGACTATACTTTCAATACACTGAAATATATCTTCTACTGTTTCCACATGAAGATATAATAGATTTTGAACATCTACACCAATAGTTTCTAACCATTCTCTACTAACAGATGTTTCAGTATCAATATACACTGCAACACCACCTCGTTTTTGAGTTTCTGCAAGAATGTGAGTTCCAATTAAAGATTTACCACTTGATTCCAATCCATTGATTTCTGTAATTCTACCAACTGCAACTCCACCGTTTGGTCGGTTGGAAATTGCAAGGTCTAATACAGATGAACCAGTTGATATAAATTCCTTGATATCAGTTGGAGTGGCATTTGAACCATCTAAGAAATAGGCTACCTTTGTATCCTTGAACTGTTTATTAAGACTATCGGCAAGAACTTGTGCAAGTTCATCTTTTGCTGATATAGACATATTATGTCTCCTTTATTATGAATTAAACAGGTCATCAAAAGCATCACTAACTTCAGTAGTACTTGTTGCTGCACTTTCTAATACTTTACTTGATGCTGGTGTTTTTGTCTTTTCTGATTCTTTTTCTTCACCTGGGTTCAACCAATCGTGTAGAGCTTCTGCCAATTCATCATAGCTTAACTCATTATAGACTTCACGAATGTCTTTTTGTCCGTCAAGTAAAGTAGTTAGAACTGCTTTATCTTCGGTGACCGTGGTTTGATTTGGTTTAACACGAATGTTAGTTTTAGGAAACGATGCTCCCGTTTCTTCGGCTGTTATGAATTCAACCACAACATCTCGTCCACTAACTGGATCACTAATATCACCATAATCAGGATCTGATATAATTGATAATAGTTCTTGATATACGGTTTTACCGAATCCCCAAAACTTAGCACCACTACCTTCTTCACCACGAACTACTATTGGAGCAAAAGTTCTGAGCTTTGCTTCCAACTTTTTACCAAGTTTCCAATCTTCGCGATTTCCACTCGATTTTAGTTTCTCAGCAAATTCTTCTATCGGATCAGGTCTACCAAAGGATATTGGGGAAAGAAAAGTCTTTCCACCTAAATCATAGTGAAAGAATAATTCGATAAACGGTATATCGGAGTTTAGTTTGTAGGGTAAAAGACGGATTTGTGTCTTTCCTGGTTGGGGTTTCCACAAGTTTGTTGTTCTTGTAGTTGAGGTTTGTAACTGGCTTAGTCGCTTTCTTACGGCTTCAATATCCATTTGTTATCTCCTATTGTTATTTTTATTTGTTATTAGTTAATTGTCATTGGTGTAACCTTTGACAATAATAAATATTGGGCTGTTTAAAAAACAACCCAACTTTTTACGCTAAATTTGATTTATTCTGTTGCTGCTTTAACATTCTTCGCAACAGCACCTTTATCACCTTCACCGATTTCAAACTCGACTTTTTGACCTTCTGATAAAGTCTTAAAGCCGTCTATTTGAATTTCGGAGAAATGGACAAAGTAATCTTTTGAGTTTTCCGTCGCTGTATCAGATATGAAACCATATCCTTTTTTAGCGTCGAACCACTTTACTGTACCTGTGTTCATTGTTTTTCCTTATTTTGTTTATTTGTTACTGTTCTCTGATAAAATCAGACATCACCGATGGTGCTGTCGTATCAAAACCTACTACATCTAACATACCCGCGTCATCTGGGTCTGCTATTGTAAAATCATTTGCTTCCATCCCCACCACAATCAGTTTTGCTGGGATTCCCGTTTTCTTTCTGTAATCACGAAGTGCTTCTACTGGATGTGATCCACCTGCCCAAGTTTCACTATCCGTATAAACTACGAAGGCGTCAAACTTGAGATTGTTCTCAAGTGCGTATTTCATTGGTAGTGAACAATCAGTTCCACCAAAATCAAGATTTTCCAATCTATCACATACATCATCTAATCTCATTTTCGGTGAGAGATCAAGAGTTGATATACCATTTGAATTCCAACCACCATTACTGGTAAACCCTGTTACAAGATAATCATTTTCAGTTCTCATCGTAACCATTGCCATTGCGGCTGAACCAACTCGTGGTGTTACTGATGGCATTCCACCACAACCTTGCCAAGTCATGGATGAAGATACATCAAGTGCTAACATCACTCGTTTGTTTGTTGGAATTATGTTGTCGAAAGACAAGTAGAATGCGTCGTCAAGAGCATCTACTATTTGTGAGTTTACTTCCCACTCACCAGAACCTTTAAGTCCTTTACCACTTTTGTAGGTTTGCATTGCCTGTAATACACTTAATGGATGAATACGGGCCTTCTGCAGTTTCCCTTTATCGGTTATTCTCGAAGTAACGAGTTTAAGAGCGTCACTTTGGGGAGTGAGAATTCCGTGTTTGGTATAGTTACCTAAATTTCTGATAATAGCTGTCAATCCCAAATGTGGTAATGCTGTTTCCAGAACTTTAGGTGTCTTTAGGTTAGAAGGAACTGCTTCAAGTGGGAGTTTATATTCTTCCACTAATTTAGCAGCTTCCACATCTGTTTGAACTGACTTGACCTTCTCGAAGGCCCAAATTATACTGAGTGAATCCTTATATTCATCTTCCTTTGAAGAATTATATCCTTTTGTAATCCACCCAAATAGTAAATCTTTGTCGGCATCTTTTGTAACTGGATGAGATAATCTCAATAGGTCTTTATGTGACCAACCATCTCTCTGTTGATACTTTACAGATTGATATGCTAATTTATCAGTTTCTTTTAACAGATACCAATTTGCTATAGCCTTTCGTAGTCCCCGTCCCCAACCTCTAAATTGTTCTACATAACCAGCAAAATGAAACAAATGAGTTCCAATCCGTGCGATTTTTGGTAGATTGGTTAAGGCGTATTTACGAGTAAAATCATCACCAAGGCCTGCACACATTGCAAGAACAAATAGTGCTGGGTCGTTTTTAACTGCACGACCTGAATCTGAAATATCGAGAACGGTATCTACTACTCGTTTTCCATCTTCCAGAATACATTTTCTTATTGACTTGGCGTTCTTTTTAGTTAATTCTTTTTGGCGGATATAATATGTTCCACCTTCAGTTCCTAAAATCAGAAATCTATTTAAACGAGTCCATATATCAACTTCAAAAGAATGACCACCTGCGGTATTCGGAACTTGGTTAGAACCTGGAATTGGTTCTGATTGTGGTGTAACTTTTGTAGTATATGTTGTATATGTTTGATAGCTCATTTAATAAGGGTCCTTTTTAATTATTCAATTTTTAATATTATTCGGATAAATTATCGCTAATGGAGTTTTTATTGTCTGGTATAATGATAATCCATCAACTCCGACCCGAAATTTTAATATTTTTTGTAGGTAAATCATGTCATAAGAAGTATTGTTCTTTTTGTCAAATGGAAACAAGTAAAACCACTCCAACTTTTTTTATACTGGAATTCGGTCAACCATTTGGACGGCTTATAATATCCGTCCTTTTCTCTTGTATGGTAATCTTACAACTCCGACCCACAAAATTTAATTATTTAATTTAATCGTATATTATATATATACTCCTAATTTCTCAAAACGTCTTTTTCTTCGCTCTTTTTAAAAAAGTGGTGAGTTTCATGATAATAAAATTATTATCTGGTATATGTAAAAAAACCTCACCACCATTTAATATATATATCATCTAAATTTCTCAAACAACATTTTTTATAGCTAAAAAAATTGGGGAATCCAGTAGTCCTACAAAATGTATTGTTCATTTTGTTCTGGGACTTTCAGTAGTTTTTAACTCTATTCCCCAAAATTTTTGAGAGTTCCAAATAGGTAGTCACTCTCAAACCCACCAAGATTTCAAATTAACGTAGAAATCTCATAACCACGTTGCAATTTTATTTTAGTCTTAATGTCATTTTATCAGTATAATCACCATAAGTCGCGGTAATAACTATTGTCTTACCTTTCATTTCTGGAAAGACTCCAACCATAGTATAAACCATACCATTTTTAGAATAACTTACTGGATTAACAACTTTAACTTCATCTGTAGCTATTCCATTACTCCAAAAAAACTTTTTATCTGTTTTCCAAGTAACTCTGTGATAACCACTCTTTTCAGGTATTGTACCTTCTAATTTAAGAAGAGTTTGTCTATTATCTCTCAACTTAACACTATAACCACCTAAACCACCCTTTACACCATATCCATTAACTGGTTTAATATTTATCTGACCAATTAAACTTGATACGAATAATAGTGATAATAGTAATAATTTTTTATTTCTCATTATATAACCTTATTTACAACTTTAGTTAATTGACCTGCGTATTTTAACATTTTTTTACGAGCAATTTTCATTTGTTTGTATGACAGAAAACCAGACTTATTATAAAACTTTACAAACGAACTCATAATATCACCATCAACACCACTAAAACCTACTCCATTATTATAGTAAGTTCCACCATTTTCTTTTTCATCTTCGGTCTGTAATTCGTATATCCGTTTCATACCACGAATAACTGCGTCATCTCGGTTTTCTATTAAACCTTTAATTTCTTCTTTTGTCCAAACTTTCATATACTCTCTCAATCTCTACTTGATCTTACGACAAATATATGACAATGTCAAGCCTTTTCTTCACTTTAAATATTTCGTCTGCCATCCAACCAAATCTTTTTAATGGTAGGAAACCTTAAACTAAGTTCAGAATCTTTATTAGATGACTCTTCAAAATATTGTACAGTAATTTCTTTACCAATTATCAAATCTGGATTCTCTGAAAATAATCTTCGTTCTTCAACTGAAAACCCTGATCCAACTGAAACATCATAACCTTTATGTTCTATTATTACATTAGTCATAACTTCTTCAGTTGTTTCTAATTTAGTAGACTTGTCAATTAATCTAAACGGACCAACTTCAACACTTTTAACCACATATTCATCATCATGAAATTTCTTAATTTTTAATAAATCATTACTTCTTTTACCTTCATACTCAACATCTTTTCTAATCATATTTCCTTCCCAACCATTACTCTGAGCTTCTGCAATCAACTTATTTAAATGTTCTGTATCATCAATTTTAATTAATTTCACATAGGTTAATATAGTAGAACCCTTCAATGACGGACGGCCATTACCCATTCGTTCTGATAAAATTCGGTTGGATTTAAATAAATCAAATTCTGATAAGGACAATGAATCAAAAATTTTATATCTGGGATTTGAGATAGTTTCGTCTTTTCTTTTTATCTGACTTACAGCTGAAGTAAAATCTTCATTTCCATTTTCATCAATAATACAAAGTTCTCCATCAAAAACTCCATTTTGTATTCCAACTCTCTCAATTTCTTTCCGTACATTATTTAATGTCGTAAATTCATTTCCGGCTCGAGAATAAAAAGTTACATCACCATTCTCTATTCGAGTAATTACTCTAACTCCGTCTAATTTTCTACTCCCATACCAGTCATCTTTTTTAAAATCTATTTTCTTAAAATAATCTTCATATTTTTTAGCTAATACAACTTTAAATTCTGGAATCAACTCTGGCCACACTTTGTTAATTATAGAAACTCCTGTTCGAGTCTTTAAGTCTTTATCTATTATACAATATAATAAAGTATCCCACTCCTTATTATCTGATATAAAACCATTTATAGACTTGATTGCGTCGTGTCCTGTTAATTTTCTTAAATATAAATCATCAAGTAAATTAAATATATTAGTATAGGTATTTGTAATACCTAAATCTTGTCGCTTCTTTAAAAGTTTAGAAGTGACTCCATATTTTTTATATGGATTATAGACATATTCTAAAATTTTGGTCATATCAGTATAGAAACTCAAAATTTCCTTTTTATCATTTAATGAATTGGTATTTTGTAATTCTATTACCAATTCATTTAGTCTGTCAAATTTAATTTTCTCTCTCACTTTTTACACTAATTCCAACATTGAAAATGGAACTCTGTAAATCATACCATTCATATCTACAAGAGCTTTCTTGATATTCATCTTAGTGATGACACCAGCAGTCTTTTTAGTTTTCTGGACTACCCATACTTTAGAACCAACTACTAATGTTGATTTGCCCAACATAGTCTTACATTCAGATATGAACGTTGATAGTTCATTTAATTCTGAAAGACTACTTAATTTCCTAATTTCATTTTTTATGTTCATTGTTTACTCTCTCTCTTTTTGTTACTTGATCTTACGACAAAAAAGTGATAAAGTCAAGTGTTATTTTAATTATTTTGATTGAGTTTCGTGGATTCTTCTGGACTTCTATTAAAAGACCTTCACACTCACCGAAGGATATTTCCCTCGTATTAGTCAGGAACCGAACTACTTGCTTTCGTTCTGTTGTATTCCCTATCTCAATCTCTACTTGATCTTACGACAAAAAAACGAGAAAGTCAAGCTTTATTTTCACTTTTTTTAAATTTTATTATGTATCAAATCTAACGCCAGATTATGAGAGAATCTACCAGCTTTGGGACCTCCATTCACCTTTCCATCACTTTCACCTGGTATCTTAATCCAAAGGTATGCATCTACTATTCCATTGCAAGTTTGAGTGGTTGGATATTCACCTATTGACCTACCATATGGATTAAAATGTTCTTTATTTGCTCCATTTCCGTTACGTGACGTGTCGATTATGAAATGTTTACCATCTAATCTCTTACTTATAGTCTTTCCATACTTATAACAGGTTGATGTAGCATAATAATTACTGGTATTGATACTAAATCCCCTAACTTTATGCGCATCACACATTCGTAGGTAAGAGACAGCCTTTGGGACTGATAACCATGTTGGATGTCCAATATCGAGATAAACCAACGAATTTGTCTTACTTAGTAAATCAACTGATTTCTTTATCAAAGATAATCGTTTTAACCCATCAACCACTCCCATATCTTCCATATGTGGAATTGCGTCTGGTTCATATATTACAATAGGACTTCTATCACCTATTGCGTCACAGAATTCTCTAATAAACTGTAAATACTCCTTATCACTACTTGCACCACCTTTTGAGTGATGACCTAAATCTCTGTATGGGATTGAATATATGACTAATATGGGTAAATACGGGTCTGCCCGTTTTAATAGTCTTTGTAGAGAATTTTTGGTCTTTCGGATGGTTCTTTTGGGCCCAACTCCATACCAAAAGGATGTTGGTTCTCTTGTGATTTCTTTTATTTGTGGGTAGTCTTTACAGACTTCTTTATGATTATTCCATTCTGGATAATAAAACCTATAATTCATTTTTTATTTTTTGGTCAGTCTCCCATGTATCAACATTTACGATAGTATAAATTCTTGTATGTATCTTATTTAATCCTTCATCATTTACTAACAATAAAGTATTTTGATATTCTTCCCAAGGTACGGGAAATGTTTTATCTAAAACTCCTTGATTCTTTTCTCTAATGATTTCGTTTAATGAGTTAATAGTGTAGAGTGTGTTAGTCTGTTTCTTTCTATGTAATGCTATCGTATCAACACCTTCAATATAATTATCTTCATTTTGTGGAATGTTGTAAGTACAAATTAATTGATGATGGTCATCTTCATTTGCAAATACATAAATCTTATTGAAAACTATATCGTGGCATTCAATAATAAGCCCTATTGTATCATAGAGTCTATTTCGTTTAGTGAATGTGCAGAGTAGTTGGGTTTTCATTATTTCTCTTTACCTTCTAATTCTTTATTTCGTTGTTTAAGTTTGTCAATTTTATTTTTAACCCGTTTTATCTGTCTTTCATTACCTTCCTTTTCATACTTTCTTAAATTAACTTGTTCAATTTCAAGTTGTTTTTCGTTTAGTCCCTTTTCTATCTGTTCCATTGCCTTATCAGAAGCTTTATCTTGTTTTTTTTGTTCTCCTTCTGTAAGAACTTCAATATCGTTATTTCCAAGTTTTTCCATTACATATTTTACTTCATCATCTTTATCCCTTCTTAAACCTCTACTTCTATTTTCTGGATCAACTTCTCCACCACCCGATGGTGTTCTAACTAAAAAATGTTCTTTTGTTTCATTAATATCAAATTTTCCATCGTGAAATTTATTTAAATCTTTAAGATATATTTCTTCAGCTTCTTCCGGAGTTTTTCCTTGTTCTTTCGATATTTTTGCAACTTGTTCTCTGTATTGTCTAGCATCTGGGTGAAAATAATTATAAGCTTTCATAAGTGCATTTCTTTCATCACTATTCATAGCACCTAAACCTTCTTCAGTAACATCAGAAAAATCACCATTCCTAAACCTATCTTTATAAAATTCGTTTAATTTTTCATTTCTATAATTCTTTTTTTGATTATTTAATTTTTTTAATTCTACTTGGTCATCTGTTTCATTTATTTTTCTTTCAAGTTTTTCCATCAATTCATCACCAACAAATTCTTTTTTAAATTGATTAATATTTTCGTGCACTAAATCTATATTTGTCATTGGATTATCTATTATATCTTCTGCTTCTTCAATTGATATTCCTCTCTTTTCTGCAAGTTCAGCTGCTGATGAAAATGGTTGTCTGTGGTCTGGCTGTATTTTACTAAAAGGTACTTGTTCACCAGTAACTACACATCTTCCACGACTTCTCATATAAAGCTTACACATATCATTAAATCTTTGTTCTCCTTTTTCACCAGTACATCGATGGCCTCCACCCTCTCGGTTAGTTACTGGACCCCCAGAACATTGAACTTTTGCTTTAAATTTTGTATACGCTGGACAAGGTTTTGGTTCACCACACAATTCTTCCATTAACTCACCTTGAAATTCTGTTACTTGTTCATCAGTAACATCAACAAGTGGTTCACAATCTGGGTGAACATAAGGTGGATTCTGTTTATCATATTCTTTTAATTCTTCATCACCTTCCTGTAAATTATTTTCTTTTTTATATTTTTCTCTTTCTTCCTCTTGTAGATTTCTTTCCTTTTGAAATGTATGAAAAGATTGAATTTGTTCCTTCGTCATAGTAAATCTACCAGAACCACTTGTTTTCTCTTCACTCTTAACCATTTGTTTTGCCAAAGCTTGAAGATTTAAATCATCTTTTCTTTTTTTCTCTTTTAATTCTTTAGGAACATCATTAAGTGGTATACTTTGATCTTGTAGTACATCAACTTCCTTCTGAGTTACCTTGCCTTTTTTATCTTTTATATCTTCACCATCATCCCCTTTGTCATCATCACCAGCTACATCTGGAGCTTCACCATATTTTTTAATATACGCGGCCTGAGCTGTGTCACTCTTATCATCCCACCAATCTTCCTTTACTAACTCTTTACCTTCTCTCAAATTACCAATAAACTCATTCGTGGCATTCTCTTTCCAACCGAACTTTATTAATGATTCTCGTAATAAAGCAAGGTGATTTGAATTGGTCATACTTGGACCACCATCTCCACACTTATGTGCAAAATCTTTTAATATGATATTCCAATTATTCATTATGTTCCTGGCCATCTACCCTTTGGAACACCAGTAAAAGTGCTCCAAAATTTTGATGTAACATCAAATACTGCACCCTTCTGTGATAAATCACCTCTCCATTGTCCCTGTCCCCATCTCCATTTTAAATCAAATGTAAATAAAATATCCGTACCTATAGATACTTCAATCAACATAATAAAATCTGCAGAATCTACATCAGTTGTTTTTACTGTAAACTTATGAGTCTTTATTACCTCTTCAGATGGCATAAAACTTAATTTATTTCCTGAAGATCCGGCGTATAAATAACTCGTCTTGGGTTGTGCTCTTAAAACATATGTGAAAAGTCCATGTAAATCTGTTTTATTCCAATCAAGGTCTTTAAGATATTTTTTTATAGTCGTATTAACTAACTTCTTTTTAAATGGTTCATAACCACTTTTCTTTGATGTAGTTAACGGGGAACTACCAAAAGCATGTTCAAGTGCCTTTTTCAATTCACTGGACAATCCAATCATATAATTTGTACCACTACTATTACTCCAAGCTTGTTTTGATACCCAAGTTTTACTCGTCGCTCTCGTCCCACCTCTTTTAGTAAAAGCAATCTCATCCAACAACTCAGCTTCAGCATAACTTACTTTTTTCATTTTCCCTTGTGGATAAACTAATTTAGGTCTGTTCTTATTCCACTTAAAAGTTTTCTCTTTCTTTACCCCAGCTTTCATCTGTTCATTATGCTTATCAATATCAGAATCCTTAATACCTAAAACGATATCACGATTGTCATGGTACTCTTTCAATACAAACCCAAGATAAGCTTGATATCCTTGATCCAACTCGTCCTTAAACCCATTTCTATAACAAATATTCAAAATTCCTTTTTCTACATCTGGTGTATCGGGAAACAAATAATTAAGGATATTTTTTACACTCAAATTTGTAAATTGTGCGTGCTTACCAGCCTTTAAGGATACGGCAAGTTGTAGTTTTTCAGTACCTTTCTTTTCATATATTATAACATCTGCAACCATTTTTTTACCCTTTGGTCCTGCACCGAAAACTCTACTAACACCAGTCATTGTGTATTTATTTGATAAATAATTCTTTTTTATTCCACTGGCTATCTTTGAAGCCTCTATCCATAAATTTAATGACCTTGTTACCTTAACTTTCTTACCCCCCTTATCAATATGTTTATCTTTATCAGTTGCACTCCATTCCGTCTTTGGTCTCATTTTTATTAATTCATCAATATGTTTTTTTTCATTATATAATGTTATACCACTATGATGTTCACCTACCCACTTCTTAATATCTGAATCAGTAAAATATTCCAATCCCCCCACTCTATTTTTCTCGTTTGATCTCCTTTTAAAATTTTGAGGATTTTTACAACCAGCCAATGCAAGTGCAACAAATACTTCATGAACACTTTCAGTAAATCCTGTTGCTGCCTCATTTAATAAAAGTAACTTTCTACATGATTCTTTCAATTCAATTGCATACTTTTTTGCCATAAATCCATCTACAATAGATTTTAATTTAATCATTAAGTTTCTCCGTTATATCTTCCATTTCATGGTAGTTTGTCCCCTTACTTGTCTTGGTGGGAAATAACCCGTTACTCTCGATAATCTTTTTAGTTTTATTCAAAAAGTCTACTCCATCGTCTAAGTTAAAGTCAAACAGAAATGAATCATAACTATACAAAATCAATTTACTTTTGTATGATTCTAAAAAAGGAATAAGATTACTCAACATCTTCATATTGTTTTCTGTTTCCATTAACTGAATCATATAGTTAAATAATTTATTCCGATTCATGTCAGATAAATTTTTTCTAAATATCTTCTTACTATAAATATTAGAAGTTATAAAATCTCTTTGTTTATACTCATTCCAAATTTTATTAATATAATCGTGAACTGCACCAAAAAATGGATTAAGTTGAACAACTTCTATTGGAATATGACCATATAAGTACTTAAAAGACAGGTTTTTGGATTCTTGATAATCACAACCATAAAATTTAGACATATGTTCATGTACTGAACCGTCAGGAAATTTATAATCTACCACTTCACCTATCAACCGTAAGTGATATGCGTCATAATCGAACTCTACCAACATACCTTTATCAAATCTACTCTTAAATGGTTTTCTTGATTCATCTGATTTGTTTAGAGCTGCAAAGTTAACACCACCATACCTATTAGATGGTCGTCCTGTTGATGTGTAAAGATTGTATTCAGAATATACTATTTTATCATTATGTCTTAATCCTGAACTTTCTATATAAGTTAAATTATCAATAACTTCATCATTGTATTCTTGATGAACTTTCAAATCAATATATTTTTGATATTCATTAGATAATTTTCTACACAATTCTAAATGCTTCAATAGTGGAATTACACGATTTATATTTTTTGTCTTGTAGTACTTCCTACTGAAATAATCATGGGAATTAGTACTAATATCTTCAGTAAAAAGTGGTTTATTATATTCCATATAATATTGAAGATTTATATCAATAACATTATCCCACTTAACAATATGATTTAATTGTTTTCTATCATAGACATATTTCTTATGGTCGGAATTTAACTCATCAAATAATGATAGATCAAGATTCATTGACTCTCCATGATTAAATGGCAAAATATACTCATCACCATCTATCAATTTAACATAAATGGCACACAAAGTGTTCTCTAATGGATGTAAATTAATATCGGACAATATCGGTATTACAATACAATCCGATTCTTTATACTCCTCTAAAAAACTCTCAAACTCTATCGGGTTCTCTATTATCACTATAACCTATCTTATGTTTTACATAAGTAACTATTTGTTCTGCAACATTTGTTTTACAATATTTATCCATTCCTTCAAATCCAGGAGATGAATTTACTTCACATATACTATATCCTTCTCCATCAAACAACAAATCCACTCCTGCTATATCTAAATTTAATAGTCTTGCTGATTCACCACCTAACCATTCTATCTCATCATCAATTTGATAAGGTATACCTTCACCACCCCGTGTAATGTTTGCTCTGAAATCACCATCTACTGATTGTCTCATCATACAACCAGCTACTTTACCATTTACTACTAATACTCTTAAATCTTTACCATGAGAATCTTTAATAAACTCTTGAATAATAATATTATAACTTGGTTTAGTTATTTCTGCCATCTTTAATAGTTGTTCTAACTGTTTTTTATTTTCTGCCAAAAATACACCTGCACCAAATGAACCACTTAATGTTTTTATAATTGCTGGATACCCTATATTCTTTTCTACAAAATCTATATCAATAGGATGTTTAACCAACAGGGTCTTTGGTACTGGTAAACTTGATTGTCCTAATACTTGTTGTGTGTATAACTTATCTTTAACATTATCTATAGCATCACTACCATTAATAAGTATCACTCCCAATCGCTCTAAATGTCGAATAATTGCCTTGATAAAATAAGTTGTTCCACTACCTGTTCTCGGTATGACAAAATCTGGTAATGGTCTTGATTTACCATCAACTAAAATACTTTTTCTATCATCTCTATCTACGAAAATATCTACATCTTGTGGATTTACAACTCGGACCTTAATACCTTGTTTCTCAAACTCTTCTATAAGTTTTTGAGTTTCATAAGATTCTTCTATTTTATTTTTATATAATATCCATCCGTTCATTTTAATACTACATCCTTTTCATGTCCTACTATAATACTTGTATCTGCCCAAGAATCAAACCCAGCTTCTTTTGCTCTAATCTGAAAACTATGATCTTCTCCATGAATTCCAACTCCATCATTTGTATGAATTGGATAAAACCAGGGATAATCTATTTTTTCAAATACACCCTTTTTAACTAACATCCAACCCATGCCACTCGACCATACCTTTATAAGTTCTCCAGTTACTTCATTACTATATAACTGACGATCCTCCGTAATATTACATGCAAAACAATATGGTATATCATCTATACTATCTCCTTTAGGTTTCCTATAAATTATTGCAGAAACTATATCCTTATCGTGTTCTAATAACTTAAAAAAATCATTTGGTTCAAACACTTGATCTGAATCTATCCACATGATATAATCATAATCTTTCTTACCTTGCCAGGGATGTTGAGTTGGGCCCAATTGGTGATCTGCACCTAATAATAACCCTCTCACCTTATAAATATTAGGAATATATTCATTAATAAGTTCATATTCAATATCTCTTTTATGTAACTCTTTGGTAAGATTAGTCCAACACTTTAAAAACCTATTTGAAAAACTGTTTCCTGGAATACAAAATACAACTTTCATTTCCAATACTCTTCACTCCATATTTTAGTGGTTTCAGGGAAAACCTCTAACATAATTTCTTTCAATACTTTTGCATATTGTTGAATTTCCCATTGAGAGGTTGGTTCATCTCGTAGTTCTATAAAATTCATTATAGATTGAAATGATGCTGTCCACCATACTTGTGTGTATTGTGATAATGGTAATACGATACGAGCTTGTTCTTTTGCCATTCCGGCACTAATCATCTTATCGTAAGTATGTTCTACACTTTTCATATAATCACTATAACATAAGGTCATTCTCTTCTGTTGTAACTCATCTAATTTACCAGCACTTGCTTGTTTATTATCTTCTGATTGTTTTCTCCATATTTCAGGATAGTAAAAATCTTCTACTTCTACATACCTACCACTTATTTCATTCCAAGCGTGGTCTTTCGTTGAACTATTGGATGTTGTTTCTATACCCACAACGTGTTTATACCATTGACGCATAACGAACTCAGGTGCCTTGATAATCATCATCACGTGTTGGTGTCTGAATGGGCTGAAATGTTTGTGTTTGATTAGAAACTTAGATAATCTCTTGTCCTTATCTGTAAATTCGTTTGAACGACCACCGAATGAAACTCTGGCAGCATTAACTGGGGTTAGGTCATCACCGAGAGAATCTACAACCTCAATATAACCTTTGTCTAATACATCGATTTTCATTACTATAACCTTTATTTATATATATCAAATTAAATTCTCAAAATGTAATTAATATGCCCCAGTTGAACCACCTGTTTGAGATTGGGCGGTCGTAGTTGTAGTAGGTTTTGATTTACCACCACGCTTCTTTCTTTTCTTCTTTTTTCCACCCCCAAACTTAAAAACTTTTTCTTTTGGAAGTAACTTATTAATTCTGTTAAGTGTTTCTGCTTTTGAAGTTTTTTCTTCACCTAAATAACCTTCATCTGGATTCAATGAAAATTCTAATGATGTAAATCCTTGATTAACAGACTTTTCAATTTCATCTATATTTTTAGATTTCATTAATTCTCTATTTAAATTTAAACTCCATTTTAATTCAATTTTTTCATAAAAAGAAGTTTCTTTACTATAATCCGCTTTTGATATTTCAAAAGTAGGTGAGGACAAATTATTACCTTGTTGTGCAAAATATCTCCTCGCGTGTCCTATTTTTCGATGTTTGTTAGTAACTTCAAATTTATGTTTATTTAAATAATCTGCAGATTTTGTTGGACCTTTCAAATTAACATATTGACCAAATAATGTATTACCTTTTACCCTATCAATCACTAAAGATGTTTCATCATGTTTATTTCCAGTCATATAAATCTCTGACTTTCCTATCCTTGAATAATGAATATGATAAGATTCTCCCGTGGGAACTGTGCCACCATCTTGGTATTTAAAATCTCCAAACTTTTGAACTGTACCAGCATTATTTACAACCCTTTCTTCATGCTCTTTAGACAACATTTTATTTAAATTATATGCTGCACCAAATTTGTCACCAAATGTCAGCTTGACTGGAATCTTAAATTTTTTAAGTGATGATTTTTTCTTTCCTTTTTTCTTTTTTGGCATATTACTAATCCTTAATTTTATCCATTGCAACTCTAATTTGACCTTTTATGGTTGTTGTCCAATTAGATGAATCAATAGTGTGTCCAACTGAAAGTGACTGGAAAACAGTAAACTTGTTATATCGTTGTGGTATATAATCTACCTGAAACGGGTTCCCTGGAATTATTCCACCTGTACCATCTATTGTTATTTCTAGTTCTATTGGAATCGGCATATCTATTTTCTTGACTGTATCAGCCTTAGATTCATCCAATGGGATAGTAGTTCCATGAATGTACTCAATCATTGTGTGTCCGGGTAAAATACTATATTCAAAAGATTCCGTTAATTCACCATCCCTATTATACACTGTGAAATACGATTGATCAAGGAAATCCCAGATATCGCGTTCTTCCGAATCAACTTCTAAACTTTTGTCTTTTATCAACGCTTCAAAGTTTGTTTTCGCCTTGTCTTTGGTGCGTTGTGTTTCGGCCAGGACCTTTTCTTGTTTAGCCGCTGCTTTATCTTTCTTCATCTGTTCTTCGTTCTTTTCCTTGGTTTCTTTGTCTGAAGCATTTTTGGCCTTCAAATAATATTTCAATAATTCCGCCATATCCAAGTCAAAAGCTACACCATGTCCCAACCCAAATGTTTCTCCATTTGGAATTGCTGAATTGTCTAATTTATCACTCGAATAATACTTACCCTCTTCCAAATCCCCATAAGGACTTGTGCTTCCATAAACTGCCGTGTTACCTATCCTGTCTGGAAAGCTTACCTTTGGTTGTGATTTGTCCTTGGCACCATCCGGTGATGAAATTTTTGCTATTGCCTGTCCCTCTGGTGTTGCTGCATCTTTCTTATCTGGTTCTGATGTTTGTGCATACATCGCTGATATTGCCATTGCATTTGGAATTTTTTGATTAAGAGTCTGAGATTTAACTATACTCTTTTCTCCCCACGAAGGAAACATAAAAAGTTTACTATTTGGGTTTACTTTACCTTGTGCGGGTGGGGGGGGATTCCGATCTTCAAGTAATTGTGAAACAGTCTCGTGTGTTTGATTCGTATCTATTACCTTAATGTTTCCTGGATTATGCATATCAGTAATCATGTTGAAATTCCAATAACCATCTAAATCTTTAGTAAATTCATCAAATAAATTAGACATCCCCTCTTTTACATTTATTGCATCCGTAAATGCATCTTCAATTAAATCATAAGATATCAAAATATTTCTTAAATATCCACCCTTACTCTTATCAGTTTCATCTACTGCAAAATTCTTAAAGTAAGTTTCGTTTGCAAATGCATTTTTATGTACGTCCATAACAAAATCACCATAATCTTTTATGTTAGCCACACCTAGTAATGCATCAGTTATCCCTGCCCCTTCCGCAGCAATCTCTCCAGCTGGAAATTGACCTGGTAAAATCCATCTATTAAAAGATGGAGTTAGTAACCAATCACTATTTCTAATTATAACTGATTGAAATCTTGCCTGAAATGGGTTATCAACTGGTTTTCCATCATTATCTTCATATTGTCCATCATCTCCAAATAAAACTGGTTCTATACTTCTAAAAGATGAAATTGGTCTACCATCCTCCACAACTAATCCTGCAAATCTACTTAATATATTATCTTCCAAAAATCCCCAAGTAACCCAAGGACCCGCAGAAATATCTGTAAATGGTAACCAGTTATCGACTGTCCAACTTAAAACTCCAGGTGGTTGTGTCTCGTCTCCATTTTTCCAGGGCTTACCGATTGGTGTTAAATCTTTACGTCCTTTTCCTGACCACCAGTCACCTTTCATTGTTAGATCGAATAAGGTTTCCTTTAACCCACCAACAAAAATTTTTAATGGTGGTTGGACTATTCCCTCATCATTTACAACTTTAGTTCCTGGTGCTGCCGAATCCCCTTGTAAAATATTTACTCCACGGGATGTCAGTGTAGTAGTGCAGTCAAATCCACCATCGGATCTTAAAGTCCATTCCCAATTAGATATAATACCAGCCATAGCATCATAATTACCTGCATTGGCAATAACTCTATCTTGGATCAAGTAATATGCTTTCCCGTTAACCATATCTTTTTCATCAAACAACAATGGTGGGGTTTTCCCTGGAACACTCCAACCCCACTCTAACAAAACTCCTACACCCGTGGACATAAAATGAGGTCCTAATATTTCTAAATCTTGAAATGTCCAACAAGTCCAATTAATTGTTGCCGTTCTTATTGCTGCTAAACCGTCTTTATAATCAATAGTAACATCTTTAATTCCTGGAATTGGCCGGTGAGTTTTAACATCTTTTGCTGTTGTTGGTGCAAGTGGACCTCCACCCTTTTCTCCCTGTCTATATAAACTATCAAAACCACTGAACATACCACCCGTTTTATCTGATACACCATTTATTATTGACACAGTATCTAATCCAGGTTTTCGACCTGACACTGACACGGGTTCGATGAAATTGGTCGCGGAGAGGGGTTCACCCACCATTTCTGCTGTACTATCTACAGGAGAAAACATTTTTACCCAAGTTGTTTTGGCATATGTTTCTCTTATTGTATCTACGGGATCCAGTTCTGTACCACTAAAATCCCTCGACACTGCTCGACTTTTGTCATGTAAGGTTTCTCTTATTTTTTTATGTATAGGCTGTAGACTTATCATAACCTTTATATATCTTCATTAATTGTCTGCAAATCTTGTGTTATTTGTTGAACATTTCCTGGTATTCTTAATTTCTCGTCTGGTGGTAATCCAAATGAACCATCACGAATATTATTTGCTTTTGCTATAATCCACCATAATGTAGAATCTCCATAATATCTATGTGCTAAACTTTCTAATCTATCACCATCGATGGGATATACAAACTGATCTCCATCATTAATTCTTATTTCAGGATACAATGTTATTTTCATCACTCTGTTACCAGTATCTTTATCTGTCTTTATTCCTGTAAATCTATATCTACTCATAATTTATCCTTATGGTGCCTGGGGCGGAGGAAGGAACAAACCAGTGTCATCCCAATCATTAAGTCTGGTTTCTTTCAATATACCAGTTTTCGCTTCATATGGTTTAAGCCATGTATTATCTTTTCCACCAAAATCATAATGAGTACCCTGTGATGCTAATGCATGTTGGCCAATATGTGTAAACTCACAACTTACATTTATTGCGTGTGGTAGTTGAAATCCTTCATCAATTTCCCACGGAGAATTATCATCTACACTAATACTTAAACTACTTAAATATCCAGGAACTGCATTATACATATCACCAAGAGTTAAATGCATAAATGGTGCTTCCATTCGCTTTCCTGTTGATCCCATTTGTTTCCAAGTTGGATAAGTAAAACCAACAAGATAATTTAATTTTTCCCATAGAATAGGTAATTCTTGTTTACTACTTGGAATAATCATAAATTCAAAACTCATTGACCTTTCTACTCCTTGATAAACATGAACACTATCTGGACGACCAATGTATCTTTCAGATGCCCATTCGGGAGAAAATGTTTCACTTATTCCACTTAAAAATGCTCTAAAAATAATATGTTTCTTATTTACTATATCATAAAATTTAAATTTAATGTAATCGGGGTTCTCACTGTCAGCACCATACGGAGTCATATTAATAGAATCAGGTTCTCCAATACCAGTATTAGTACCATAGAGATATTTACCATCCGTGCCTTTCTTTACTAATCCTAATTTACCCTCTGAATCAATTTGGTATACCAGGTCTGTGGTGGAAATATCCTTGTCCTGTCCTGGGTATTGTCCACCCTTATCATTTTTCGCGGTCTTTTTACTATACATTTCTTCTGGTTTATCTGATGTTGGTATATCACCATAAGCCAATGTTTTATATTTATCAAGTATATTTTCGGAAAAAGATGTTCCAAGATTTTTAGGTGTTTTAATAGTTTTAAAGTCAGGCTTTTTATCTGTCCCCAATACATCTTTAACACCATCTGGTGCAAATTTATGTTCATAAGCTAAAGTTTTTGATACATGAGGAAGCTTTCCATCTTTTGCAGTGTCCGTTGTTCCCTGTAATGTACCTACTCCCTTAAACCCATCTGGCGATTCAATTATTTCAGTATACTTCTTATAACCAAGAACTCCAAACGCGTGTCTCGTTGTGTTAGGGATTCCAAATAGATTACCTTGTAATCCAGTTATTTCTCTATTAACAAATCCTAAAGATTGTCTTTCTCTACCTAAATTACCAGATGATTGTAAATTTATAAGTGGAAAATGTTGTAATTTTATATTTTCAAGTAAACTATAAATTCCTTCAGTACTATATCTTGCTATATTAGGATTAGAAGTTCTATGTTTAGTCTTTATAGTTACAGTAGGATCACCTTGAGCATCTATTTGTAATCTAGTTTTCGTTAAAAGACTAGCTGCCGTTTCTTGACTACTAATTATTATTTTAGTAGATTCTCCTGCTCCTGTCGTTTTACTATATGGTACAGTACCATCATATAAATTAAGTGATAATACATTCCCATCCAAACCCAAAAGATTTGTATGCCTAATGCTATCTAATCCAATCTTTTTTGTGTCCTTACTAACTTTTGATAATCCTCCACCTATTGGAAAATATTTTGGATCCATAACTCCAGCTATTGAAAAAGCTCCAATTTGTTTTATATCAGTATCATCAGTAGATAATTGAAATCTTTCAGGATTTCTTTCATATTCCCCACCTTTACCAGCTTCATCTCCGGAATTATATTGACCATACGTTAATGACTCATTATAAGGTAATATTGTTGTTTTACCACCACTAATACTTATAAGGGGACCACCTTCACTATCAAATTTATGAGTGAAATCATATCGTTTTTGAACTGAAATACTATTGTCTATTATACCTGCTTCAGTATCACTTTTTCGTCCTAATTGTATAACACTATCCCTAGTATCACCCATAACCAACATCGATTTATCACCAATATAAATCTTTGGAGTCTTTGCGTATGCGTTGTCCTTTGAATAAAAATCACCTGCAAAAACTCCTTCTTCAAATATTCTATCACCTCTTGATAAACCACCTTTGTTTGGATCACTTTCTAATGTATAAAATTTAGTGCCACCAGCTACTACTGGATCTCCTGCTATTTGATAAATTTGTTCAACTTTGGCGGCAGGTGTTTCAAGATAAGTTGTTCTCATATCCAACCCACGAGATATTAAAAGTTCATCACCATCCTGTATTAATCTATCTTTGTCCCAATATTTTTTACCAGTTGACCACTTATCTCCAGTAAATACACTTTCAATATAAATTTTTGATAAATTAGTATGTCCTCGTATCTCTCTACTACCACCAAGTGGTACTTCACCATTTAAGGTATCTGCATAAATTCTTTTATCACTCCCTATAAATACATTTCTAAGAGTTGTACCTTGTTCAAAAAATCCCTCACTTACTTTCCCATCTGACTTACCAATAGTTAAGTCTTTAAACCAATTAATTGGATATTTTACACCATGTTTATAATATTGATCACCAATGGTATAAATATTACCAATCATAATCTCAGGTCTTATTACTTTAGGTCCCCTTGATATTCCACCTCTATTTCCAATCTCACCATCTGCATAAGTATCATATATAGCATACTGTCCTGCTGGTATAGTTGTGTCCCCGTTATTATAAAATACTCGTTGTCTTGCAATAGGTGAACGAACTGTTTCACCATACTCTATCACTTCATATGGTGAATATATTGGTGGCTCCCATCCACCCAAAACTGATTCTATATTTTCTTCATGATGTATTGTTCTACTTATTACTTCATTACGACCAAATGTTCTAACCTTATTTATGTTCTTACCAGATATTGCTAAACCACCACCACTTATACCACCATCAAATGTCCATCCTTCATCATATCTTGAATCACTACTAAACGTATTACCATCAAAAATATCAGTTTTTATTACTGCATCAGTTAATGCTTTAGATGGAAATAATCCATCTTCATTAAGAAACATTGTTGTAAATGGAGAACCAGCATATCTACCACCAAGTATTCCAGATTTAAATCCAGCTTCTGGATTTCTTGCTGGTATTATTGGTGTTCCATCTGATATTGTATATTCTTTATTACCTAATCCGTCTTTTGCTCTATACTTATTCTCACCAACTATATTTTTAGAAAGTGAATCTATATTTCCTACTGGAAAATCACTCCACTTTAATTCAGGAATCCCTGGTAGTGCCATTTTACCACCCATACTTGGGACCATAGCTAATGTATGAGCTAATGTTGATCGTCTACCAGTAGTGAATATTAAACCTACGGATGGTACAGGACTTATTACTGCATCTGCATATCCATCAAGTATAGAACCAAATCCATCACTATCCCATCCATCTTTATCAATTGCATCTTCATAAGTTCCACCACCTAAATGTCTATCTACATGAACCATCGGTGCAACTGAACCGAGTGACAATGGATTCCAAATTCTTGTTTCTGCCCGTGGATTTAATAACTGAAGTCCAGCCTGTTTTAATCCAAACATTATACCCGTTGGTGTTAATATAAATTTACCAAGTCTAAAAACATCTGCAACCGTTCTTGCTACTGAAGTAACAAACCCACCTCTAAATAATCCTTCATCTATAGCCCCTAATCCACCCGGACCCCATCTATCACCTATATCTTTAAGAATAAATGGTTGGTCAAATCCTATTACATTATTATCTCGTGCAGGTATGTTATATGGTGCTCTATCTTTAAAT